CTATGCTGAAGTCATTGTCTACTGGGAAGTCACCACCACCCTCAGCATAGGTTAGGCGAATGTTGGTCATTACGCGCTTACCGTTCAGTTCCTCTTCCATGTCGGAACCATGACCACCTGCAGGTGGCAGGATAACCTCAATAGCACCAGCTCCTTCCCATGTTCCAGGGGTTGTTACGGGGTTGGTTAGAACACCATTCGTGTTTGTACCGAAGAGGTTGCCATTGGATAGTAGAACGTTACCATAAGTGTAACCAGATCCACGCTCTACCATTCTAGCAGAGTTAATAATACCGCCACCAATAGTGCTGATTTCTACGATAGCACCAGATCCATCACCCTTGACTTCAGTAAAGAAGGTTTGGGAAGCAGGAAGAAGAGCACCAGGATCTTCAATGATACATGCATCAATAGCACCATTAACTGCTAGAGATTCGGTAGCAACACGAGAAGCATTAGCAGGAAGAACGATTGGCATGAAGTCAGAAGAAAGGAACTTCAGAACATCATCGGTTGGGATGGTGTACATGTACTTCCAAACATAGTTCTGACCAGCAGTGTTTGTGGTCTCGGTGTAAAGACCAGTTGAAGCATCGTAGTTTGCTCCACCTACGACTGGTTCTTCTAGAGCATCGGGAACTACGGGGGATGCGCCAGTCTTCTCTCCGTTGAAGATGCACTTGAATACTTCGTACTGAGAGTTCATTACGTAGAACTTAGCATCGGCAATGCTGGTAGCACCAGTAACACCTGCTTTACCTACTTGACCGCCACCACCAGGGGTAGCAGAGTAATCAGGCTTCCACATGTCAAACTTAGGGTTGACATTGGTATCCCAGTTGTAACGTCTGATAACTGTTCTTGCAAAAGCATCAGAAATACGCTTAGCAGCAATTAGTTCATCATATAGGTTTCTCTTCTCTCTTTGGTTGTCTAGAGGTAGGGGAGGAACGTTTTCGTCAGCATAACGATAGACACCTGCTTTAGCAGTAGCGTCTGTAACGTCGGAACCAGATCCAGCAGTTCCATCTCCACCAGTGCGGACTGCTAGAGAAGCACCAGCACTAGGAGCGGAATTAATACCATTGCTGCCAAATACGTCGGTCAGGATCAGGGCACTATCATAAACTGCAGCAATAGTAGCACGGAAGGTTCCAGGGTATGTACCCTCATAAACTTCATCGCCTACCGAGAATGTACCAGTTCCTCTGGAATAAGTTTCTAGGTATGCCTTCCATGGTTGCGGACGACCTACAAAGAAATACATCTTAGTACGATTTGGATCAGTCGCGGAAGATCCCTCTGTCAGGGATTCTAGGAATTGTTTCGCGTTAAAAATACGAAACTTATCAGAAATAATAGCAGCCATGGGTTTCTTTATCCGACGTTATGTTTGTGCCTGAGTTATTTATATTTATAGCAATATTTAGATGATTGTGAACGGGATGACATCATCACCATTTGCAACCGCATCTGGTCCTCTAAACAGTGTACAACCAGTGAATGCAGCTGGTTGTTTACCAGTATATTGGATAACGGATCCGCTACTGGTGAACAAATACCCTTCAGATGGGAAGTGTGTGGTATCCTGTACAATTAGTGTAGATGGAACTGTTCCCGTAGTAATCGTTGTTGTAACTGGGTTCTGGATAGAAGGTGGAGCATAGTTGAAGTAGAGACCAGATTGTGTATAACTAGAATTTCCTCTTTCTGCAAAGTCAGAAATCCTCAATGTTGGGAAGTAAAAATCAATATCCGAAAGTGTATATCCAGATACATTTGCAAATCCAGGATCGAAGATGCCGTCAAACATACTGATTGTGTGACCAGCATTTGTTCTGGTATAATTACCAACATACTCTGAAGTTGCGCGGAACAAACTGTTGAATATTTCAACTTCAGTTGTGTCTCTCTTAACTACAGTATATTGACCATCAACATCAATAAGGTCAACAGCATTGCCATTTCTCTGAATTAGAGGATCTGATAGGAAAGCAGTCTCTTGATAACCATCAATCACACCTCCTGGTGGAGGAGTAATTAGCATTTCAGGTGTTACAACATTGATGGAGAAGTCTGCAGGGGCAGCAACCTGTCTCTGTACTTTTCTTTCAAATCCACCTGCTGCAGCAGATGCACTAACCATAGTGACATCGCTTTCGCTTTCGATTGTAACAATACCAACGGATGCAACAGATACAACCTCTGGAATTTGTCTCAGGAACGTTCCTGCTGCCCAGAACTGTGCGGTTGTTCCCTTTCTTCCTCTAGTTACGTTGAGGAAACGATCATTGATCTTACGGGCGTACTCAACCATCTCATTACCAATGAGAAGTTGACCCATTGCCTTGAACTTAGCAGTATCAGCAATGTAAACAACGTTATCAGTAGGATCGAGGTCAACCTGTAGATATGCACCAACCTCAAAGAAGTTGACGTTACTGATTGCAGTGTTAGGAATTTCAATTTGTTCAATCTGAGTGATTACTCTACTTACAGTAGAAACAGAGTTGAAAGTCTGTACAGACTGTACTCCAGAAGTTACTTCAGTAGCATCATAGAATACATCAATAACTTGTACTTCATCAGCAGAAGTTCCTGTTTCACTGAAGATTTGTATATAATCTCTCTTAGGATCAAGAGTTCCACCAATAGAGAATACTTCGATTTCATCTGGAGTTAGTTGTCTATTGATTGTGATATTGGCATCAGTGATTGCACCAAATGTAACACTAGAGATACTATCGATAGCATTGATACCAGCATCACTAATAGTATCAATGGTGGAAACACCATTCATACCAAATCCAGTAATATTGGTATTAATACCGATATTGACTAGAGATACACCGATATCTCTTTCTTGGAGAATATCAAATCTTCTAGAAACAACAACTAGTGGTGCTTCAGTGTAACCAGAACCGCCATCAATCAGGTCAACGCTAAGAACTTGACCTCTTAGAGGTTCAACTAGAACATGTGCTTTAGCGCCACCACCCTGTCCATTTCCAGGAATGAATTTAAGAACTGGTGGTGTAAAATAACCATATGCAGTTGGTTGTGTGATAGGATCAAAACTACGTTGGTTCCATGTCAAAGAAACAACAACACCATTCTCTACATTAGCAATTACACTAAGACCTTCACCACGAGTAACACCTGTGTAACTTTCAATGTTTACAGCACCATAGATTTCATTGCTAAGTGGAGTATTGTCTCTGCCTTCTTTGGAAGTTGCTTGTTCTGGAAGTTGTTTAATGCTTCTAAATTCATTCTCACCTTCTACACGGATCTTATCACCATTGGATAGATAAACGAATGGATTTCTGTAAGATTTTCTAAGAACAGTTCCAAACCACTTAGCGTTGTCATCTCTTAGAAGTTTTCTTCCAGCATCATCAGTTTCATATACAATAGATGCATTGCTAAATGCGCTAGAAGGAATAGTGTAAGTTCTATCATATGCACCTGCCACAGCAAATACAATATCAAGGGATGTATCAACTACTGCGTTTTGCGTTTTAAGGTCCCAAGTAACATCTGTACCATCAAAATAGTAATTGGACACTTCACCAATCATAGTCTTAAGACCAGTTGGTTGAATTTGCCATACTTGGATTGGGAAACCAATCTTATCACCCATCCACTGATACTTGGTATAATTGTCTAGTACAGATGTATCAATATCATTAATCGTGAACACACCTCTAGCATAGTATGTGTCTGGAGAATAATCATATAGGTTTAGGATCTGACCAACATCTCTACCATATAGGTAGCGCATATCAATCTTAACTTCCTTCTGAATAGGAACAGTGAAATAGATATTCGGACCAGCAACTGAATAACTATATCCTTCTCTTTGAAGAACACCATCTAGGAAGACATATAGATTGTCTTTTGCATCAATAGATTGTACTTTATAATCTTCTACATCTAGAATTAGGAAAGGACCAGACTTAACGCCATCAACTAGTTGATAGTCAACAGTAAGTCTCTTATAGTTACCAACACCGATCATGGAGATTTTCTCCATTGCAGTTGGTTCACCAATTGTCTTGGCACCCAGATCTTGATCCCAAATAGGTGCTACATCAAATTTAATTTTATTAGGAATTACAGATCTGTCAATAAAGTATGCGTCTTCTCCAGGATAGTCTTCTGTATATTTTGGTCTCTGTAGTACAGCGTTAAGTGTTACAAATAGATCTTCATCTTCTTGTGTGTTTACAGGATCATTGTTATCCCAATATAGTTCAAACTCTTTTGTCTCACCATCAATAAAATCTGGTAATGCTTGAGTTACCGATTGTTGTGCTAGAATAGAGGAGATATTTGCAGACAGAGAATCTACAGAAGAAATTACATCATCACACTCTTGTGCAAGTAGAAGAGGATCTTCAATAATATTGTAATTGGAATATGTAAGAGTTCTGGACCAGTTACCTGCTCTGTTTGGATTTTGAGGTGTAATAGTTACTAGACCTCTTCCCTCGGACAAGATGGTATCAACAATACCATAGTATGTGTCTAGTGCGCTTTCTACTTCAGCACAATATGGAACTTGACTATCTACAAGAATTGTATTATCAACTACAGGAGTAATTGAGGTGTATGTTCCAGCAGCAAGAGTGTTTCTCATTGCTAAGATCATAAGATCCTTTGCATATTCAAACGCTGCAAGACTTTCAGTCAACTCATTGTTGATAGAGAGTAGATTTTCGGAATATGGATACTTTGCTTTCTCGTAGTAGAGTTGTCCAAACTCTACAACTTTTTGGTTACCACCAAACTTAAGATGATAAACAAAAGCATCAACCAAGAAACCTAGATCACGCTCACACTTAGCACCTTTTGCATTCCAATTAACACCAGGATAATTTGCTTGCGCCCATCCGATAGTTTCTTCTTGGATATATGCTTTGTTTGCTGCGATTAGATTACCAGCATCATAGAATGTTCCGTTGTTGATACCACTGAGTGAGAATGTTGCTTGGTCTGTACCAGAGAACGAAATTGGAGCAGTAACCGTAATGCCAGGTGGAACACTGTAAGTATTACCAGGAGCAACTACACCAGTAGAAGTGGCAAAAGAACCAGTAGTTGCTGTGCCACTTAGTAAAGTGGTTCCTTGAGGAGCACCACCGCCACCACCAGAGTTTGCCAACGCTGCTCTATTAACAGTTACTTGAGTGTCACTGTCGATAGATACAATCTTAGTATCAGCATGGAATGCTCTACCAGAACTGACATACATGCCAACAGCAACGTTTGCAGTATCGGTTAGAGTGATAACAGAAGATCCTTGAATGTAGTTTACACCAATGTCAGTCCAATCCCAGTTTCTAATAGCAAGTTTTGCTAATCTAGAAGCATAATCAAAGATTGCTGTGCTTTCTGTTCTATTGTTTTGAATATACAGGAACTCATCGTCGGTATTGAAAATTTCAACATAGTTGATTGTTTTTACATTACCACCAAATCTGACATCATGATCGTATGCTTCTACAATAGATCTAATGTTTCTTTCATAATCATCTTGTTTGGTGCTCCAATCTAGATTTGGATATGTTGCTTTTGCCCAACCAATAGTTTCTTCAATAATAAATTCTGTATTTCTTTCAATTTGATTTGCAGCATCAATCCATCTACCATTACGCTGGAAGATGTTTCTTACTTTTCTGAAGTGAATATCGTTATATTCGTTTCTCTTAAATGCAACATACTTACCGTAGAATGTTACTCCCTTATACTCGGTAACATCACTTTGGGCATTGCCAGTTTGTTTTTGGTTTGGACCCAGAGGTGGCTGACTAAAGATAATACGATCACCAGAAATAGTATAGGATATTCCTGGTTCTTGTAGAACACCATCTAAACTTATAATAAGGTTATATGCTGTGTATGGATATACGTTTACATTGTCCAAATCTTTAATTTGGAAACTTGTAGTTCCTTGCAGTCTACCGTCACTATCATAGTAACCATCAAAAGGTGCCGCCAGTTTAACTGGGAATGCACGCATTTCGTTGAAATTGAATTCACTGGTAGCAGCAGAACCAACCGCTTTCTTAATTCTTTGATTTTCAATCTTCTGAATAGACTGAGTAACAACTCTATGAGTGCTTTCAACAGTAATCTTATTCTTTTCTGGATCCCAGAGTTGAATGACAGAGAAGTGGGAAGACTTTGGCATCTCTTCTGGCATTTCTGTGCCAGCTGTTACTTCAATGTCTACCTGACCAAATAGTTTGAAACCAGCAGGGTGTGTAGTAGATTTGATTAGTTCACGCCACTGATCAATTGGTGTCTTAGATTTGACAACGTAAGAATAATCTTGGTAGAAATTACTGTCAGTAATTCTTTGATTAGAATTACCAAGTCTACCTTTATCAGATTTATAATAACCAGAGTTATCATAAAATGCTTTTATATTATCAGTAAATGTTGATACAAATACTTGACTAATAGTTGCGGTGATTGCAGGTCTTGGTAGAGATACAATCTGTTGGTTTTGTCTGAAAGTTCCTTGAATATTTCCAACTTTCAACAGGTTTGTATTTGATCTCCACTCTACAACTTCTGCTCTTGCAACTTCAGTGCCATTAATACGCTGTACAATAACTTCTCCCTTCAAGAAGTCTTCGGTAATATTTGTAAGGTAGAATGTTGTACTTGAAGAGAAAGTAGATGAAACAGTCTTATCTAGATGATATGCTGCACCGTTATTAACGATAGAGACACTTCTAGGAACACCAATGTTGGTGCTAGTAGCATATAGTTCTGTATCTCCTTCGATAATTTCAATTTCTGGTTTGTAAGTATAACCTCTTCCAGGATTTACAAGTTTAATGTTATAGATCTCACCGTTTACTACAGTTATAGAGAATTGTGCTCCAGCTCCATCGCCATCAACAATAACAACCTTTGGGTTAACATAATTCGATCCTCTAGAAGTAACTTCAACATCAAGAATGTTTTGCGTCGCAATATCAAACAAAACATTTCCAGTTGCTTTAAAACTTGGAGATGGATCAACACCAGTGATTACAGGGACTTTCTTATAATTCAGTCCAAGGTTTGTGATGAGGAAAGAATTAATTTCCCCAACAGCAAACTGACCAGTAGTAGTATAAGTGATAGATCCAGAACCATCAAATAGAGGAACTGAAGTAACCGAATATACAAAACGATTACTAGTAACATAAGTTACTTTCTTTGTTCCTTGTAGTGGATCTGTAATAATTTTAAGATATGCACCATCAGACGTTACTACATTCTTTCTATCATAGTAATAGAAATTAGTAAAATCTGTTCCTGTTTTTGTGCTATAATTATTAGATGCTATTCTGCTACCAAAACCAAACTTGACTTCTGTAAAAGAACCTGGGTTTCCTGGTTGAATAAATGATGCAGTCTTCTCTACTGTCTCAAGGTTGAAACTTCTACTTGGAGACAAATCAAAGTAAGTCCCAGTTAGAGACGAATGAGACGTGTCAAACACATACTTGTAAAACTCCTGAATATCAATATTTGGATTGGGAGTAAATGTAGTATTGTCTTCTGAGAATTCAAACTTGTATGCTGTTTCTCCTGCACTAAAAATTTTAACCTGTCTGGCAGGAGTAGAGTTATCAAAGAAAGAAGAACTTTGTCCTACTTGTGCTGCATTTGATAGTAGAGTTGCATAGTCATAAACAATCTCAATTTTTTGAGTGTCTCTATCGTAAGATTGAATATATCCAGAATTGTTTCCAGTGAAGATTTGGAAGTTAGGATTAAAATTATACGTTGGTTTGTATAGGGATACTGCTTGACCATCATAGTGATCAACTGCTTTAGTTCCTTCTCTAGCGGTAAGCACAGTAAGTGTACTACCACTAACATTAGTGATTTCTAAAACTTCTTCGCCAACCTTGATAAGGTCACCGCTTGCATATCTTAGGGGATCATCAACAATCAATGCATTGGATCCTGCACCAAAACCAACATGGTCAACATATAGAACAAGACGTTGATTGCCCAAAGATCCACCAGATCTTACTAGACTTTCATCATCAACGCCAAGATAGTCTGCTTTACTGTAACCAGAACCTTTTGCTTGAATAGTAACGCTAGAAACTAGTCCAGAGGTAGAAACTACGATGTTGGCAGTTGCACCTGTACCAGTTCCACCAGTAAGAGGTACATTATTATATGTGCCTGCAGTGTAATCAGAACCACTGTTCAATAGTTGGAACCTACCAACTCCAGTATCATTGATAGTAGTATTTGCTACAGGAGTTTGTAGAACTGCTTCTTGATATAGTCTCTTTCTAAGATAATATGTCTTCGTCTTTGTTGTATCGTCTGGATTGATACTAATAGTAACATCGTCACCAATACCCAGACCATGTGGTGCATCTGTTTCAATCAAAGCAACACTCTGATCAACAATAAATGGTTCTAGACCATCACTCAAAGAGGTAAGTCTTACAAGTCTAGTTCCAGTGGTATCAAAGGTGCTTTCGGATTGAATGAAGTAATCGTCATCAATTCTCCAGTCACTAGTAGTGGGTGTAGCATATCCTTCCTCTTCTCCTAGATCAACCACTTTAATAGTAACAACATTTTGCTTGTTTGTTCCCTCTAGAACAATACCTTTAGCAATTGGGTTGTCTACACCATTCGTTAGCAGAAGTTCGTTTCCTTCTCCATAAGAACTATTTTGATCCAGTAGAATAGAGAAGGTTTTGATATCAGCAGAGAATGTTCCAGTCGTGTCAAACGTACCATTAACATCCTTAAGAACAATTAAGTTATCATTAGCAACTGTACCGACAATTTGACCAGACGCACCAGAAGATGGTTGTCTCAGGAAATCATCAGCAAACAAATATGCAGTTTGAATAGTTGTTAGTTGTACTACCTTTGTCTCTTTGCTTTGCAGGTAGTTTACACCTTTACCTTTGACGCTAGAGACTAGTGCCTCTACCTCAGATCCTTCAGTTCCCGAATTGTCAAAATATGCTTTTGAGTTTACCGAGAAATTGCCAGAAGAACGATATACATCAATTCCTTCTACATTGCCAGAAGAAACATCAGAAATAAACCCGATAAATCCATCACCATTCCTAGTAATACCAGGAACAGAAAATCTCTTTGCGGTTTTTGGAATATCGTTTTGATTTATGTTAGAATTGTAATTGCTGTCTACTGGTAGAGAGTAGAAGCTATCACCTAGAATGTATGGATATTTCGGTACTTGATTGCTATCAATAGTAATGAAATAAGCATAAGTTCCTTGCGGAAATTCTGGGGTAACACAAATTCTTCCATTGTTCTTGTCTAGTGAACCACTCTTGTGGGTATAAGTGTAGTCATTGACAAATGTGCCCAGTGGAAATCTGTTTATAGCAGGACCACCAGAGCGAGATCCATTGAGAGAATAACTAGAAGTCATCCTAACAATAGGAGACTGGGGATCTAGTGGGTTCTCGTGTCCAAACGGACCATAGATTGGATTGCCATCATAAGCAAAACCTATGATAGGTGAGTGAGTTTTAGTTGCTGGTTCTGTTCCAGCACTGTTAAGATTATCACTAAGACCAACTCTTAGTGTTTTAGGGTTAGCAAGATAACCATATCCATACTTAAGAACAGGATCATAGTTTTCAAATACATAACCATTCTCAGTGTCAACATCTGTTCCAAGTTTGGTGTATCTGTTGTAGTTCCATTCTTTTAGTTGAGGAATACCAACTGCACCAGTACCAGCGGGAATGATGTCTACAATGACACTTTCTTGGGTGTAGAAATTGCCTTCATCAATTTTCTCAAAACCAATGATCTTTCCATCGCCACCAACGATTGCATTGTAACTAGCAAATCTACCACGACCAGCATTATCTCTAATTCTTACTAGAGGAGGTGAGGAATAATATTCACCAGGATTGTCAATTTGTAGACTAGTTACCTTACCACCAGTAACAACAGCACGAACTACTGCTTCTCTACCAGAAGTAATGGTAATTTCTGGAGTTGTTGGGAAGATGTCATCAGTATCTACAATAACACTCTCAACAACCTGACCAGAAAGAATTGCTCTTGCTTTACCAGGAACTTGGTCAATCAATACATATGGTGGTGCATCATATCCTCTGCCCTGTGCATTAATAGTAATCTTCTCTAGTTTACCATAGTAAACGCTTTCAGTATCTTTGTAACTGTATCCTCTAACACCATTCAGAAAAATGCAAGTATCTGCTTTTGGTGTTTTGTATTCTTCAGTAGTTACTGTTGCTCTTTTACGGATTAATCGTAGGATGTTTTGATCCAGTACATCTACGGTTACTTTAGAACCATCTAAAATATTATGTGATGGATAACCAGAAGATGTGATATAATAGTATTGGTCATCTTCATGAATAGAAGTTACATTAGTTGTAACTTGATCTAGTCCTGCTTGGACTGATGGTAAAGTGGAAGCAGATACTGCTTGACCTTGATCTAAGATCCAGCGGGTATCATTTGTGCCAACTTTAACAATCTTAGGATCAGATGTAGTAAATCCAGGAGAAGATACTTCAATCTTATCACCAACACTGGAATATGGATGACTATCACTTGGATTTGCAGTGTAGATAACACCAAACGATAGGAGTGTTACTCCAGAACCAGAAATAGTAACTGGTTTATATACAGGAGTATCTAGAGGAATAGGTTGAGCACCAGATACCTGTCTTTGATTAATGATAAACTGTGTTGCGTTCTTTTCTTTGAACGTAATCGTCTCATTGCCAACAAAAACAGATCCTTCATTACTCCAACCACGAGTTGAGAATACGTTAATTCTATCCCCCGAGGATGCAGTTCCTGCAAGGGATCTCGTCAGTCTAGTTTTGGTAGATACAGCAAATTCACCATTTACCGTCTCTGGAGCAAGAATAATCTTATAGATGGTTTCTCCATCTCTCTTGCCATCAGTTTGTACATTGTCTACAGTAGCAGATGCATATCCATATTCATCTGTTGCTTCTTGTACAATAACTTTTCCAATCAAAGTTTTTGGATCACCACTAAGTGCAGTACACTTAATAGCAAAAGTATTAATCCAATCAGCATTAGAAGACTTGTATGTAAAGTCTCTTGGTTTGTATACCTCAGGTTTGTCATTTACATCCTGAGTTACAATAGTATTAAAGATAAACTTGATAGAACTTGTTGTTCCTTTTGCCTTATAGAACTTCTGAATGTTCTTGATAAGGGTTCTTTTATCGATTTCACCTCTGAGATACTTCTCGGGGAATGAACCAAGGTACTGGTTCTCAAAGTTCTTAACTAGTGCATACAAGAATAGGTTACTTACATTGTAAACCTTTTGTCCTGAAGAGTGCGCTGCGGCATCTGTACTAGTAAAATTGCTTGCCTCATATAGGTCACCAAGAGATGTGTTGCCACTAATACCTCTAGAGCATTCTTGGAATTCGGTGTCTGTCCTGCTAGCATAGAAGATGATCTCATCGCCAATGCGGATGTATCCGTTCTTCTTTGGGAAGGATTGTGCATCTGTTACAGTGATTGTAGTATCGCTGCTGGTAATGTCTGCTGTTAGACTATCATGCTGCTTGAGAATGTTTTTCTCGTAGTAATCGATATCAGCATACTTCTGAATGTTGTTAATAACATCCAAAGTGCCACCTTGTACTTCCTGTGCTTCATAATACTTCTGAACGAACTTACTAAACTGTTCGTATTCATCAGAAATAAAAGCAGGAAGCTGCGATTCGATCAGAGTGGAAATTCTCTTAGTCTTTACAGCGGGCATTTACTTACTCTTTGTATGCAGTGAACGAGGAATTCGCAACGTCAACGTCAAGATAGACCTCACGGACTGCCTTGATATCATTAGAAAGTGGTTTTACTCTTACCGAAATACGATTGTCAAAGAAACTGCCCTTGATAATAGTCAGGGCATACATTTTCAGTTCACCTTTTGCATAATCAATATCGCCAACTTCGCTGTCGAGGACAACTTTTTCACCAGTTACGCTATCTAGTCTATATAGGACGATTTTACCATCCTTGTCCTCCAGATAAACATCAAAATTAGGGTATTCAGTAACCCTAAAACCAGTAGACGAAAGAACAGGGTCGTCGCAGTCAACGTCGAACGCATTTTGGAAACAAATTTCATAATAGAAAGTAGAATTGAGTTGAGGATAAAAGTCTTTCCTCATTGTAACAGATGTTAAGTTAGAGTTGATAGCACGGTCTGTGTCATCAATTACAGCAATTGCTTTACTGTATCTAAACTTACCATTGAACTTCTCAGTATCACTTGTATCAAGATAAGACTGCATCGCACCAATCACTTTGTCTCTGATCTGAGCAGGTGTCTCATCAGTCTTGTTTCTATCATAGTAGATCTTACTGTTCAACTCAACAAACAGAATTGATGGGTCAATAATCCTTGGTTCGACAGATGCAACAGTATACTTCTCTAGTTGTTCGACAATTTCTGCTTTTGTTAGAGAAGATAGGTAACTTGCATCCTTTGGTTTCAATGCAATAAAAACTTTACCGTATTCTGGTGGATCTTGATCTTCACCACCAAAGATAATGATATCACTAGTTGCTGGATAGATCTGACGAACGATTGCTTCATAGTCACCAGAGGTCACTGCACGGTCCTGTGTGCCGTATGCCTTCGGTGCAGTGTATTTGATGCTAGCAGTGCTTTCAATCTCTTCACCGCCTGCAGAGGCGATTGTAGAGGTGATAGAGACGTTAGTATTAGGTGTCTGACCATTGTTGTTCTCTAGAACACCAGAGAAGATGAATGCTCTTACACCATTGCTGTCTGGACCAGATGTGGTGATGTACGATACTTCAATACGAGCACCGTTCTCTAGTTTCCTTCCTAGAACACCGTCACCCATAAGAATTTCATATCTTTCATCCTCAATCTCATCAAGGAAGAATACTTTAGATGTGCTATCTACACCAAGAATATTTTCTGCTAGTAGATATGGTTCATTGAAACTACCACCAGTAGGATATACTTTTACTCTGATGGTGTTTGTGTCAATGTTACGGTTGTCAAGAATAAACCTTTGCGACTTGAGTGCCGTATTGACAGTAAATGTATTTGTGAGATATGTTCCCTCTCTTACAGGAACATCTGTGAAAGTGGCGACACCATTTGCTACTTGTGCTTTTGCATCATCAGTAACAACATACTGATATAGTGTCTCATCATAGTTTGCTACAAATCCTGTGCCTGCTCTTAGATTGAGTTCAGTATCAGTTGTAGGATTAACATAAGTTGCCGTAAAAGAGACATACGCAGTAGGAGCAGTAGCACTCTTGGGTCTGTACCCTAGTTGCTTCGCAATCGCTACTACGTTGTCCCTCAAGGTGGCGCTATCAATGAATAGTTCATTGACCACCATATTGGTGTTAAAGGCAGTATAATACGTGTTATACGCCAGTGTGTCGATTAGAACGGATAATGCACTACCTTCAAAATCGTAGTCAGTAAAATCCGACTGTGCTCTCAAGTAGTCCTTGAGTTGCGCTTTGATTTGTTCAAAGTCTAAATTGGCAACCTGAGTATAAGGCATTATCGTGTACGCTCTAGAAATAGATCAACCGTAATTGCATTGTCATCCCTTCCAACAAGAGTAAAAGACAATTCGACTTCATAACCATTGTTTTCATAATCAGGGAAACAGAAGATGTTATCAACCTTTACCCTAGGTTCATACTTGTTGATTACCTCAGCAACAACCGACTTGATTTGAGCACTAGTAGCATAATCAAGTGGTTCAAATAGCATACGACGAAGATTAGATCCCAACTCAGGTTGAAATGGACGCTCACCTTTATTTGTCAACAGCAAATTAGAAATAGACTGCACAACTGCAGCCTTATCCTTCACCTGCACCAAGTCATTTGATACAGGATGCTTCTTAAAAGTAACACTCAAATCTTTGAATGTCGGGAAGGTAGGCATCTAGACACAGCAATAGGCTGAATCTATTTATTCACTGATGCCAACGCTCTACAAAGTCATCAAATCCACCAGCACCACCACAAGGGCGCTCTAGACGATCTTCGGGTAGTGGATATAGTTCTTCCCTTTTCTTTGCTTCACGTTGCTTTCTAGCAAGATCTAGATAACGATCAGCATCGGTTTCAGTAATAAGGGTCATCCCTTCATCAATAAAGTTTTGTCCTTTATCAACTCTGCTGTTGCCCATTTTCTTTCTCCTTTGGTGTTTCCCAGAAATAATCGTCTGTGTCTCCTAAACGCCCCCAGTCTGTCCCTGCTTCGACTTGGTATTCTATGGTGGATACCTTGAAGTCTGGCATTAAAGGGTCTTGTGGGGTGATAGAGAGGTCATAGAAACGCATCCTGTTATTGGGATACAATCCAAACTGACCATTCTCTAATGCAACACAATTATGTGACTTGTGCTCTTGTGGCACCTCACTCACATTATTATCTATCACGTCAATATTAGCATGATAGTTATCTAACGTAAACAAGTAAGTTCCCTTAACAAAACCATGGTTTCTTGTATACACTTCACAATCCATAGAGGATACAAATCCCTTATTGATTGCAACTACTCCATAGTCCATACAATTCCAAAATTGTAGGTTCTCTAGAGACATATCTGGCGTCGGTGTTTTCGGCGCTCTCGTGAATGCAGATATCGGAAGTTTATCATACATCGCACCATACTCAGGTAAATACGTCTCAAAATAAAAAGCACGCCCAGGTATCGACTTTGCCGATACCCAGACGCCCTCTACAAACTCCCCATGACCATCTACATGATCTCGGAGATATTCGCGCCTTACCCATACTTTCTCAGCAGGAAGATTGCAAATTAAATTCATAACAACTCTGTCCAACCTGTAATAATCATTTTCTCATTCTCTGGATCTACTCTAGATTTATGAGTAAACATCCACTCTGCTGGCCAGATTAACGTTTTGCCTCTCTCCGCAGGAATATTCAAATCCTGATAAAGAAACTGGGTTCCCCCATCTGGATTATCAGTGAGATATGTCATCCATACAAGATGGCGATATACTGCACCCTTCCTACCAGTGCGTTCAAAGTGCCACGTCTTATATCCTCCCCCTGGTTCATAATGTTGAATATTAAACTTGGGTGATATACGACTAGGCATTGATGACTTACGGTACGTCTTGTGATACTTCTCAATAAGACTATCTAAACAATTCAGATAATCTTTGATACGATTATCAAAGTCAGCATAAGAGGTATGCACAGTCATATCCATTGACTGCTTCACTGCATCGTTAGTTCTTGGAGCATCTCTGTCGCCCCCTATAACGCCTGGTTTTGCACTATAGTTATCGTTGTGGTAGAAGAAGTCCACAACGCCGTCACAGACGCTTAGAGGGACCTCTCCTGCCATCATAAACTCACTTACCTTGTCCACGATAACGCTTCTTTGCTTTGTTACGACTGGTTGCCGAATACAACGTGTTCTTTGAACTCCCTTGACGGGTCTTCTTGGGCTTGCTCTCAATAATCTTCTTACCGCTTAGTCCAACTTTTGCTCTTGCCATATTTTTTATGTAAGTGTTCCAATAATTATTGTAGGATATTCTGACCCACCTGTCAAGGGTCTCGGATTAGGTGCCGCACCAGGCGCTTGTATGCCGTCTCCAATGACAGTGACTAACATACCCTCAAAGAATACGCCACGCTCCTCTGCGTTGATTATACCGTCCACTGAGACCCTAGGAAGAACTGGGGGTACGGGAGGAACTATTGGGTTTGTAGGAGATCCTGGGACGTTGCTATAAGGTATCACAGTCCTATCAATGATATTTACTGTGCTATTGTTTGACTTGATTGTGGTACACACCTTCATCGTAGGTCCTACAGCTGTCGCAGGATACGTTGCAGTAGGGTTAATTGAAGTTGTGTCAACAACACTCGCAGGCGCTATTTGTCCAATTCCAGGTACAGTCATTGTTAGTTATTACCCAAACCTTGCAATGTTTGCTACATCTCTCTTTAACCCTTCTACATTGTTGTGTAGATAGTCTAAAGTATTACTTAGTGGTTCGTGCTGATCAAGGGTCGGTCTCTTGTACAGCAAAGGGTGCTCCACTTGGGACATCCGCTCCTCCAGGTGCTTCAATCTCTCCTGCAGCTCCAAGATCTTGTTCTCCAACTCTAGATTGCGCTTCAGTAACTCTTCCATCGTTTTGATCTCCTCTCATGAATGCATTGGATGCTCTACTCTCAAACTCATCGCAAAATGCATCAAAGTTATTCAAAATAGCATCGTAGTTTTCAAAGTCAACTTTTTGGGGCATTTTTTTCTGGGCAAATTTTTTTATATACGACCTTTCGAAGAATATTTATCGGTCGTCTGGATACTTTTGTAGGTTAGGAAGGACCCGCACTTTTGGAAACCGCTTGGCGCTTGGGGGTCACATAAAAAAGGGGCACAATACTGCCCCCCTGTCCCCAGACTGTGATACGCTCAGAGGTCTGCCATCATGTCGTTCATCTCGTCTGCATCAATGGCAGGATCTGCCCATGCCACACCGTCGCCAGTCTTGACGAGGTGGCGACCGATCTGCCCGTCAGTCATGCAGCGCACGAACTTCTCCCAGGGGGTCTCCCAGTCTGCACAATACTCGACACACGCCTTAGCGGTGTTGTACAGAAACTCATCGTTCCCCATCCACAGGGCAGCGTTCCAGGTCTCGTAGTTTGCCCAACCGTTGAATGTGGTGCTGGTCATGTCGTTGTGTTTGTGTGTTGTGTGTATCCTAGTCGGTCTGTGCCTCAGTGGCGGTCGCTGATGTTCCAGATCCCCCACTGTCCACTCTCAGGGGCAGGGGTCAGGATCTCAGTGCCTGCTGCCACGTCTGCCTTAGCGGCGGCGGATCGTGCCATCATGGCGTTATGCTGGCGGGTGTAGTCTGCCATGATGGCGGCGAGGTCAGGTGTTTTGTTCATGCTGTTATTCTACAGGGTCAGGGGCGGACAATCTGGGCAACAGTGGACAGTGCGTCTGCTGTCACATTCCTAGCGGGTTCGCTTGTGTAGAAGAGGACAGACAGCACCACGAGGCAGGTTGCTTTAAAGATCACTTGCAAACTCCAAAGACGAGATCAGCGATGGCGTTGGTGTTGGTATCGGTGCGACACCAGCGGATGGGTTCACCAGAGGGAGGGCACATCCATATCATGCACTCCTCTCCCCACAGTTGACCGATCCTGAAAGCGTGGTTCATGTCGGTCGCCCAGTCGCACCCGTTAGGATCGAACTTGCCCCATGCTGTGGGTTGAACTGCGATGGCGTTGGTCATTTGCTCTTGGTGGTTGTTCTCTTAATTATACAGGCAAGGCGGGTCACCGCAACGACCGATGTTCGGATTGTTGACTGTCCACTGTGAGGCAGATACGGCAAGGAATAGTGAGACAATGGAAACGATCCCAGACACTAGTACAATTGAACGCTTTGACATGTATCACTCCTCCAGCAATTCTGGATAGTATTCTTTCACTTCTTCAATCAACTCATCTACAGTGTACTTGTCCAAATTCTCATCGAATTGATCATACAAAATACGCATCATGTCTTTGATG